TGGTTGATCGTATATCTGTTCACCGCCGAGGGTGAGTTCATCGCAAAGGATATCTACGAAACTGGTAGTGAGGAACAATGCGTTGAATTTGCAGGTAAAGTCACTCGTACTATTATCAATAGTCCAATTCAGGCACAGTTTCATTGCGTAAGCGATGATCACTATATGGGCCGCAAGCAAGATGAAGGTGTTGATTATGACTAATCATCCGCGCCAGCGTTCAATGTGGGATGGACTGACTCGATCAGGATGTCTTACGATTATAGGAATAATTGTACTTTTAACTGTTATTGGAGCAATTTTATAATGGCTGAACGCGTAGGCATCGTAGCGAGTTGTTTCGATTTGTTTCATGCAGGTCATATCCTGATGCTGATAGAAGCAAAAGAAGAATGCGACCGACTGATTGTAGCTCTTCAGTCAGATCCTACGATCGATCGTCCTGAGAAGAATAAGCCTGTCCAAGGTTTGTACGAACGATACCTACAGGTAGATTCGTGTAAGTATGTCGACCATGTCATTCCATACGATACTGAAGTCGATCTTTATAACATGCTGTCTGGTTTTGAATGGGACGTCCGTTTCCTCGGAGCCGACTATTATGGACGTACAGACTTCACCGGAGCAGATCTCGATATTCCCATTCACTACTGCTCGCGTAAGCACGACTATAGCTCATCAGGTTTACGTGATCGTATCGTAAAAGCAGGAAAAAGCAAATGAGTAAGTGGGCAGCACGATTCCTCGACCTTGCTGATCATGTCGCGACGTGGTCAAAAGATCCTCGAACACAAGTAGGCTGCGTCATTGTAGATAAGCACAATCGTATCGTCTCTCTCGGTTTCAATGGCTTTCCCCGAGGCGTGAAGGATCTTGCAGAGAGATACAACGATAGGCCTACGAAGCATCTGTTTGTAGCTCATGCCGAACGGAATGCACTCGACAATGCTCCGCTGTCTGTCGAAGGCTGTACGCTTTATAGTCCTCTTCTACCTTGCAGCGAATGCGCCAAGAGCATCATTCAGAAAGGAATTACGAAGGTGGTATCGTACGAGCCAGTTGAAGATGTCGAACATTTTCACTGGCATATCACAAAACAAATGTTTTTAGAAGCTGGAGTTCAACTCTATCTTATAAATAAACCTGTCACGCCTAATGGGTGACACAATTTAACTCGCTTAATAGGAGCATATATGAAAACAGTAATTCTCGGTCTCGTGGCCGCAACTCTCATGACAACACCCGCTGCGGCTACTTCGTGGAAAGTAGATCTTTTTGATCGCCTCGATAACGACAGCAATGAAACCCTTACACTTGAAGAACTTAGAACAGCCGAATGTAAGACTGATGCTAAGATGTTCAAGTATGCAGATAAGAATCATGACTTGGTTCTGACTCAATCTGAGTATTTCACTAACCGTGATCTACTTGGTCGCTGCAAGTAAGGAGAATGAATATGTTTAAAGATAATCCTTTCATGAAAGACTTCGATCGCTTCTTTGTGGGATTTGATCCTATGATTAAGAGGCTATCAGAAACAGCTGAGCAATCCTTGAAGCTGGCTCAGAACTATCCTCCGTACAACATCAAAAAGATTGATGAGAACAAGTACGTTATTGAAATGGCTGTAGCTGGTTTCGGTAAACAAGATCTCGAGATTGAGATTGCAGATGATAAGCTAATCATCAAGGGCAGCAATATTCATCAGGGTGAACCTGCTGCACAGGATTCAAATGGTGATTGGACATGGCCGGCTATATTGTATCAGGGTCTTGCGATGCGACCGTTTACTCGCACGTTTAATCTTGCAGATAATGTAGAAATCCGTAATGCTACATTGCTAAACGGTATTCTCAAGATTGCTCTCGAAGCTATTATTCCTGAGCATAAGAAGCCAAAGAAGATCCATATTGAGGATCCTAATGAAGAGTATCCGTCACAAGCTGCCGAATTCTTGGCAGAAGGTAAGACTAAGTAAAAAGAAGGGGAGCTTTCGCTCCCCTTCAACTTATCCCCAATTGGCGTATTGTTTTGTTTTCTTTAAACGATCGTCAAGACCATGTGTACCACCATTTACTCGCTTCGAGATTTGAGTGATTACGGCATCGGTCACGCCTTTGTCTGCAATTGCAAGCAATCCATTTTTACGGAAGAACCATAATGCAGACTCAAAAGCCAACTCACCAACCACAAGATCAGAATTCGTTAAGACGTCAGGCCGTTTTACGTCAGCGGCAAAAGCTGTATAGTTGTCTTTCCCGGTCAGTTGGATCGGGCCTCGACCACGATACTTCCAGCCATCTCCAGAGGCTTCTGAACCGTTCCCCATCCGATTAGCATACACTTTGTTTGCAATCTTTTCTGGCTTACGAGCATAGCCTGCGGTCGAAGCGATCGTAGGAAAATACTTCTTGAAGATTCCGTTGAGTCCCTTATCTGAGTAGTTTAGGTTCTCAGAGAACACCTTAAACCCACCTGACTCGTGTGCGCATTGGCCGAAGAAGTGTGCTGCTTGATTGTTTGTCAGCTTGAAGTAATCTCTTGCTGCCTTATATGTGCCAGGTCCCCATTTACCGTCGGCAGTAATGCCGCATTTCGTTTGGAGCGCAGCCAATGGACCAAGACCTGCAGCGACTGGTTTGGCTTGCGTTACAGAGTCAGTGATCTGTGAGTTGACTGTCTTGATGGTAGGTGCACCAGCAGCCTTTGTCGTCGATGGATCAAAGTCAGCAACAGTAGTATATACCGTACCACCAGCTTTTGATTTCGAAGCGATCATACGTACTTTACGATTTCCGCCAGCCTTCTTAATCGAAGCGTGAACCCAACCAGAATTCTTATCGCCTTTTGTGTAGAACTCTAAGATTACCTGATCAAACTCAAGGTTATCTCCAATCCAATCGGCAACAACTTTGTTATCAACACCTTTTACTTCAAAGTCAATCGCCTGACCGTTGACGTGTTGAGATGTTTTTGAACCACCGACTGCCTTATTGACAAGCGGTGCACGATACGAAGAGTTGATCGTGACTGGTCCAAACTTTGCACGAACTGGTTCGAGAATCTTCTCGCAACAGTAACGCATATTCTCGATATGTTCTGGAGTTGGTGTGTTACTCAATCCAAGTCTTTTAGCCGTTGGAGAAACAGTCATTTCTTCTAAAGCAAAATTTTCAGTTAGTTTCATTTTTATAGCCTTTTACTATGTACTTTATTTGGGTTTTAGAGTATAACTAATAATGCGGCCAGATACTGGAGATCCAATGAATTTTTATACCAATGTAACTCGTCATCGAAATCAAATTCTAGTTCGCGGAATATCTGATGGTAAACCTGTCAAGTTTTCTGTGAAATACAAACCTTATTTATTCGTTCAAGCAAGTGCACAAACCGAACATAAGAATCTGAAAGGTGAATATGTAGGTAAGATGCAATTCGATTCCATGTCTGAGACGCGAGAGTTTCTGCAAAGTTACGAGAACGTAGCAGGCATGAACATCTATGGCCTCTCCGATTGGCCTTACATGTATATTTATGACAAGTATAAGGGTGAGATCAAGTATGATCCTGCCCTCGTTTCAGTTTGTTCGATCGATATCGAGACCAGTATTGAAGGCGGTTTTCCTGACATCGAGAAAGCAGACAATGAAATCACAGCGATTACCATAGGCCGCAATGGTAGAAAGACTACGTTTGGTTGCGGTGAATATCAGGAGCATCAAGAAAATGTACAATATTACAAATGCGCAGACGAGTCTGCACTCTTACTCGCCTTTCTCGAAGTCTGGAACGGATCACTCTATTCGCCTGAAGTTGTCACAGGCTGGAACATCGAGTTCTTCGATATCCCATATCTTGTCAACAGGATTCGAAAAGTTCTTGGATCTGATCACGCTGAACGTCTCTCTCCCTGGAAAATGCTGCGTGAATACAAAGTTAACAGTCGCGGGCGAGACTGCATTTGCTATGCCCCCATTGGTGTCGCAGTCCTCGATTACATCCAGCTTTATCGGAAGTTTACGTACACAGAGCAGGAATCTTACCGACTTGACTACATCGCTCAAGTTGAGCTCGGCGAAGGAAAGCTTGACTACCGCGACGAAGGTTATACCGACCTCGATGACCTTCGACTAAGAAACTTTCAACTCTATATCGAATATAACGTTCGAGATGTTGAGATCGTTGAGAGGCTCGAAGATAAGCTGAAGCTCATCGAGTTGGTCTATGCTTTGGCTTATGACGCCAAGGTTAACTATGAAGATACTATGACAACCGTGAAACAGTGGGATGTGATCACTCACAACTACCTGCTCGATCGAAACATCGTAGTGCCTCTCAACGATAAGAATAAACCCGACCGAGCCTTCGTAGGCGGATATGTTAAAGATCCAAAGGTCGGCATGAGTAAATGGGTTGTGTCGTTCGATTTGAACTCCCTTTATCCTCACCTTATCATGCAGTACAACATCTCCCCCGAGACGCTTGTCACTCGCTTAAAAGATAAGGTGTCAATCGACGACCTACTTGTTGGTGGCGCTAGTCAGTTCGGTGACTATCTTGATAAAACGAACTGTACTATCGCCGCCAACCTTTGTATCTATACGAAAGAAAAGCGTGGCTTCTTGCCATCGATTATGGATCGTATGTATGACGATCGTACTCGATATAAGAAGCAGATGATCGAGGTGAAGAAGGAATACGAGAAGACAAAGAATCCTCTTCTTGTCAAAGAAATTGCACGTCTCGATAACATGCAAATGGCAAAGAAGATTCAGTTGAACTCGGCTTATGGTGCTCTCGGTAACAAGTGGTTTCGTTGGTTTGACGTGAATAATGCCGAAGCCATCACCACCTCTGGTCAGCTCAGCATTCGTTGGATCGAGAACAAGTTGAATGACTATCTCAACAAACTGTTGAAGACAGAAAACTTTGATTATGTGTTGGCTTCTGATACCGACTCGGTGTATGTCACTCTCGAATACCTCGTGAAGAATGTATTCGGTGATGATGTACCTGAAACCAAGAAGGTGATTCAGTATATCGACAAGATCTGTAAGGAACGTATCGAACCATTCATCGATCGTTCTTATCAAGAACTTGCCGAATATATGCATGCATACGATCAAAAGATGCAAATGAAGCGAGAGAACATCGCCGATAAGGGCATCTGGAAAGCCAAGAAGATGTACATTCTCAATGTATGGAACTCTGAAGGTGTTGAGTATGAGAAGCCGAAGCTGAAGATGACAGGCATCGAAGCAGTTCGATCCTCGACTCCGACTGCATGTCGTGATGCCATTAAGAAGTCTCTCGAGATTATCATGGCTGGATCTGAATCGGATCTTCAGAAGTATGTCGCCAACTTCAAAGAAAAGTTTTCATCTCTTGGATTTGACGACATAGCTTTCACTCGCGGTGTCAAGGATATCGAGAAATACTGGGTAGGTGGTAGGTTTCAAAGCCAGACACCTATTCACGTTCGCGGTTCAGTCGTCTTCAATGAAATGTTGAAGAAGAAGAAACTCACGAATAAATATCAATCGATTACCAGTGGTGAGAAGATTAAGTTCGCGTATCTCAAAAATCCGAACCCGACACAAGACTATGTGATCGCATGTCCGAATGGTCTACCAAAAGAATTGAAGATGGAAACTTATATCGACTATGCAGTGCAGTTCGAGAAAGGCTATCTTAGCCCTATCGAGTCGATCACAAACACCATGGGATGGCAAGCAGAAAAAAGAGCAACACTCGAGGATTGGTTCAGCTAATGGCAAAACTAGATATAGACTTAGACTTTGATTTTGGTTTCACGACTTCTTCTGAAGAAGAAATCAAGCAAGAAGGTAATGACAAAGTAAGGCAGATGTACGATTCTATCATGCCTTTACTTACAAACTTAAAGAAAGATGCAGATAAAAATCCGATCATTAACTGGCCTAATCGTGGTGAGAAGATCGATCTCTTCATTACTAAACTGAATAAGATACTTGCGAGTTAATAAAAATACTTGTGTACAAATAAAGATATATCGTATATACTGGGACAATAAGACAAGGAGAAGTTATGTCTGACCTATTAAATAAATTGCGTAAGAATACCACAATCAAGGATTCAGATATTCTGTCTGATTCGAAGTTCTTCAATGCCAAGGATATGGTGGCAACAACTGTTCCAGCAATCAATATTGCATTGAGTGGTAAGATCAACGGTGGCTTCGTTCCTGGTTTGACTATTTGGGCAGGTCCATCGAAGCACTTCAAGACATCTTTTAGTCTTCTGATGGCAAAGGCATACATGGACAAGTATTCAGACGCAGTCATGCTTTTCTATGACTCAGAGTTTGGTACTCCTCAATCTTACTTCGACTCGTTCGGCATCGACACAACCCGAGTTCTCCATACTCCCATCACCGATGTCGAACAGTTGAAGTTTGATATTATGCATCAGTTCGAAGAGATCAAGCGCGGTGATCATGTCATCATCGTAATCGACTCTGTTGGTAACCTTGCATCGAAGAAAGAAGTTGAGGATGCGCTCAAGCAGAACTCAGCAGCCGATATGACTCGCGCAAAGCAACTGAAGTCATTGTTCCGCATGGTCACACCTCACCTCAATCTCAAAGACATTCCACTAGTCGTGGTCAATCACACCTACCAGACTCAAGAGATGTACTCGAAGGCTGTGGTTTCTGGTGGTACAGGCATCTATTACTCAGCTGATAACATCTTCATCATCGGTCGTCAGCAAGAAAAAGACGGCAAGGATGTGACTGGTTATAACTTCATCATCAACGTCGAGAAGAGCCGATTCGTGAAGGAGAAGTCGAAGATTCCTATCGAAGTATCATGGGATAAAGGAATCAGCAAATGGTCTGGTCTTCTCGACATGGCTCTCGAGTCTGGTCACGTCATCAAGCCAAAGGTTGGTTGGTTTCAGCGCGTGGACATGGAGACAGGTGAGATCCTTGAGAAGAGCTATCGTATGGCTGATACATACGAGTTCGGTTTCTGGCATCCAATCCTTATATGCCCTAAATTCAATGAGTTCATTGAAAAGAAGTATGCTGCATCGAATGGCGCCATTATGCAAGAAGAAGATGAAGTCGCAGCGGTCTATGAGATGGAGGATGAATGAGAATTGAACACATCATATTTGGAAATCTTATTGAAAACGAGGAGTACGGTCGGAAAGTTATTCCATTCCTGAAGGAAGAATACTTTACTGACACCGTAGATCGTAAGATCTTCTCTATCATTCATGACTATGTGGGGAAGTATAACAACTTTCCTACAAAATCTGCTGTCGAGATCGATCTGAATGATGTCGGAGGTCTGTCTGACGATCAGTTCAAGACTGCCAAAGAAGTTGTCTCTGGCCTTGACAAGTCTGAAGATCGTGATGTGGCATGGCTTGTAGATAATACCGAGAAGTTTTGTAAAGACAAGGCACTGTATAATGCTCTGATGCAATCGATTCAGATCGTCGACGATAGTAAGAAAGATAGCATATCAGTTGGATCTATTCCTCAGATCTTGACTGATGCACTCGGTGTTTCTTTCGATAGCCATATCGGTCATGATTTCTTAAATGATGCACCAGAACGTTATGAGTTCTATCATCGCAAGGAAGTTCGCATTGGTTTCGATATTGATTACTTTAACAAGATTACTCAAGGCGGTCTCCCTCGCAAGACTCTGAACATTGCTCTCGCTGGTACTGGTGTCGGTAAATCTTTGTTCATGTGTCATGGTGCTGCACACAACTTGATGGCAGGTCAGAACGTCTTGTATATCACTTTGGAAATGGCAGAAGAAAGAATCGCCGAGCGCATCGATGCCAATCTTCTTGGTGTGACGCTTACCGATCTCAAAGATCTGCCACAAGCTATCTACTATAAGTTGATCGGAAAAGTCAAAGAACGAGCAAAAGGTAAGCTCATTGTAAAGGAGTATCCAACAGCATGCGCAGGCGCCGCAAACTTTCGACATCTCTTGAACGAATTGAAGATCAAGAAGAACTTTATTCCAGACATTATCTACATCGATTATCTGAACATTTGTGCGTCGTCGAGGATCAAACCGGGATCGAACGTAAACTCGTACACCTACATCAAGGCGATCGCCGAAGAGCTAAGAGGTCTGGCCGTCGAGTTCAACGTTCCGATAGTTTCTGCTACTCAGACTAATCGTTCTGGTTTTAGTAACTCTGATGTCGGCCTCGAAGATACTTCTGAATCGTTTGGTCTACCAGCAACAGCCGATTTTATGTTTGCCTTAATTACGAGCGAAGAGCTACGGCAGCTCAATCAGATCATGGTCAAGCAATTGAAGAATCGTTACGGCGATCCTTCAGTGCACAAGCGATTCGTGATTGGTGTTGACTACTCGAAGATGCGTCTGTATAATGTAGAGGCTTCAGCTCAAGTCGATGTTGTACAAGATGAAGATCGACCAGTCTTCGACAACTCCGCCTCTGGTTATCGAATGGAAAATGAATCGAAACCTGTCAGTAAATTTGAGAAAATTAAATTTGCAGGATTCAAATGATTGGCAATCTGAGACAAGATTGGATAATCAATACCGTTAAAAATCCAAGGTACACTTGGAAATGTAAGGTATTGAAAAATGTGACGTGGATGGTTGAAGAAGGCAATGAGCCTAATTGGTTTCATCGCAAAATGCAAGAGCTTTGTTTTGGTTTTAAATGGGAGAAGATTGATGGTTAACTATAAGATCGTAAATACTGGAAAAATCGTCGATGTTGGCGGAGGGTTTGGAGAAATGGCCGCTGATATCGTTGAGACAAAGACGGATCAGATTGTAATCAAGAGTGTGTGTATGGCAAAAGCCAAGGAAATGGTTCGCCATCTGAACTTTGGCGGTGGCTTTGACGGATCGACTCCAGCATTTTTTTTAGCCGAACGTGAAAAAACTTTAGAATTAACTGAATAACTTGTATAAATAGATGTACACTATGTGGTGCGTGGATATACAGTTTTAACTGTGTAAGAGGCAAGTGTCTTAATTGACGACTGGAATAGGCAGGATCACAGGTGGGGTTCCTCCTGCTACACGCATGATGGGCGACTTTCGGGTCGCCCATTTTTTTGTCTTTTTTGAAAATAAGCATGTACATTTTATCAAAACTTTAGTAGTATGAATAATAAGCTAAGGAGAAACTTCATGTACACTATTCAATATTTCGACGACACCATCTCACCTAAATTCCCTAACATCCAAACGCTCGTCGACTATCACAATCAACATCCCGATCTCGACTCATGTATTTTTTATCAAAACGATTATAACCATCGCGACGAACTTGTCGCCTATCGACGCGTCGATATTATCCTTAACGAAAAACCCCGTCGAAAATTCGTCAACCACATGACTAAATACATCGAATCCATCCCCGATCAAATTCATTGGCAAACTAAAAAATAATTCATTATTTTCAAAATAAACATGTACATTTTATCAAAACTTTGGTAAGGTGGACCTATAATGATGAAGGACGAAAATATGATTACGAATCTTTGCGGTGGCTCTTTCGAGCATAGGACTGGTCGCAAGTGGACATGGGGCCTTAGCCGCTTTCGCGACGGTGAAGCTATGAAGATTCGTTGGGAAAAAACTGGTCCCGTAAGCGGGCGGTGGTTCTTTGAGATCGAAGGCATTCAGTATTCTGCCAAATCGATCTCTCCTTACCTCAAAGAAATTCAGATGCACAGCTAAAATAAGCATGTACATTTTATCAAAACTTTGGTAATATGAATAATAAGCTAAGGAGATTGAAATGACTGCTTTTAATAAAAAGAACTTTGAATACCATGGTGGATACCTGCACTATATGACTGCTACAGGTGAACGCAAGTTTGTTGCGCGCTTCAAGCATCGTGGTCCAGTTACAAAAACCAAGTTTCAAGCCGCGTTGATCAAGCATTACTCAGTAGAAACCTACTTCGCTCGTCTTGGCGGCGCTTACAATGCACAGGGTGAGGCTCCTCTTCAGATCCTCATGAATGATGAGATCTTGCAATTCGATCGCGACGATCTCGGCCGTGGCTACTTTATCCTTGACGGTAAAGAACTTCGCTAAAATAAGCATGTACATTTTATCAAAAGCTTGGTAATATGAATAATAAGCTAAGGAGATTGAAAATGTTTAATGTTCGAATGAATAAGTTTGGTAACAAAGTTAGCGGCAACTTCTCTATGACGTTCGCGAATGGCTATAGTGTCTCTGTGGCTATGGGTGACGGCACTTATAGCAATGGTAATTCGGAAGACGGTTTTACCTCTGTAGAAGTTGCTGCATGGGATGCTGATGGCAACTGGGTTGAACTGGGTCATGACGATACGCTTGTCGGTTGGCAGCACTCAGATCAAGTCTTGGCGCTCATGAATAAAGTGGCAGCAATGTAATTTTAAGCATGTACAATTAATCGAAATCAGTGTAAGCTGATAATGGTTGAAGCGACTACGAGTGATCTTTCGTAAATTGGGTTGGGCTCGATCCCTGTAAATTCCCTAGGTGGATTAGTCGCTTCAACCATATTTTTGGAGTTTTATTATGGATTATGATTTTGAACAGCTGGTTGAAGCCTTCGAATACCTCGACGACCTTCGTGAGTCAGGTGCAGTGAATATGTTTGGCGCTGCAAGTTATGTAGCTTCTGATCTTGGTCACGACAAACGGACTGCACGAGATCTTGTTTCTGCGTGGATGAAATCCTACGATGGCAAGACGTCGGTTGAAGACCGTGCTGCATCGTTTGGAGAAACAGTATGACTCGATTCGTAAATAGGTTTGTGATCTCTGACCACCACCTTGGTCATACGAACTCATGGGAAAAGTTCAAGCTCAGGGATGGCAGTCCGCTGCGTCCGTTCACTTCGACCGAAGAGATGAATGAGACCATGATCGAGCGGCACAATGCCAAGGTCAAACCGTTCGATACAGTTTACTATCTTGGCGATGTGGTAATCAACAAGAAGTATCTCGAACTGGTAAAGCGTATGAACGGTCGTAAGATCCTTGTACGCGGTAACCACGACATCTTCAAGGACGAAGACTATCGTTCAGTTGGCTTTGAGCAGATCCATGGTGTTCGTGTGTGGGTGGATAAGTTCATTCTGAGCCATATCCCTCTGCATCCTGACTGCGTAACTGAACGTTTCAAGGTCAACGTCCATGGGCATCTTCATGCCAATGAGATCATGGGCTGGTGGAAGCACGGATATTCTGAGGATACAGAGATACCTGATCCTCGCTACCTGTGTGTCTCGGTTGAGCATACCAACTATGAGCCGTTGCATTTTGATGAGGTTGAGGCTAAGATCAAGAAGCGTTGGGAAGAGACTGGTTACACTGGTCCTGCAAAGGCCTGGGGTAATGGAAGTGGACCAGGTTAAAGTGGGATACGCCTATCCTACTACAAATCCTGTCGTAAATGATCTCTGTAAGTTCCTTTACGACTTTAAGGGTATCGTCAACGTAAAATAAGCATGTACAATTAATTGGTGGTAGTGTATACCAGAATCAGGAGGAAATTATATTATGACAATGCATCTTCTTGGTCCGGCTTACACGACCACCAATACGCGTGTACGAAAGACCAAGACTAGTGCCACGCAGTACCATAAGTACTATATTGATTGGCGTGATGACTGCAAATTCAACAAGCGGCTTGGTACAACGCCAAAGACTCTAGACGAGTACATTGCGTATCGTCAGGGAAAGTACAAGCCAAAGCTCCGTGGCACACCGTTGCCAGAGTATAATGTATCCAACCACCGTGAACGCTATCCATCACAGACCGACACTGGTGTCACATTTGCCAAGAAGCCAAACGTCTACACAGGCGATAAGTTGCTAGGTATTGCCACTATGCATAAGTCCAACATGGTTCCTGTCTTCAGTCAGGAGGATGCTGAAGAGATTGCTAAGATGCGCCGGGGCTAAAATAGTTGTGTACAAATTATCCAAAATATCGTATTGTAAATAATAACATGTGGAGATTATTATGAACCAACGTCCTGGTAAGACTCATTTGGCTGCACTCGGTGATAGTCAAAATATTGCACTTCGTTCTCTTATTGACTATGTCAAGAATGCACGAGTTGCTCTTGACGAAACTGAACTCGAACATTGCGGTCAACCGTGGCTCCGTACATATGATGGGAAGTTGAAATGATTATTCAAAATGCTGTAACATGTCTCGGTTGCGGAGACTTCATCTTCTCTAAGCACAGTCACGATTTTGTAACTTGCACCTGTGGTGCTATCTCGGTCGATGGCGGCCAGGCGTATCTACGTCGGGTAGGTGCTATCCATAACTTTACTGAACTCAGCTGGGAGCTTCCTGACGAACTGTACAATGCTTGTGCAGCGGCTGTTGAAGATGCTATCAATACCAACCGCAATAAGTTTGGCATTGCCAATGCTGTGATGCGTAAGCTTCGCGAAGCTGGTCGTGTGGTTGCTGAGCATGAGCAGCGTATCTTTGCTGAGAATAAGAGCCTCGATGAGATCATGGTTGAAGAAGCAGATGGAACTTTTAATCGTTATAGAAAGGTCGTAGAATGCGATACTCTTTAGAACGCGAAGGCGATGGTGCCGGTGATCGTGGCGGCATGAGTGATGCC